ACATTACAAGCACTGTTTATGGTGGTGCTGTCGATTTATCTTTTGTCGATACAGCAAGCGCAACAGCGTTGAATTCATACAGTGACCAACTGATTACATTCAAGAATTCAAGCGGTGTTCCGTCTACACAATCCCGGTACAGAATCAATGGCGTGTTAGATGCCGGGCAAACTGTTCTGTCTAACCTTGACCGCATCATGTCGGCAAGTGATTCATGGATGACCTACAACGCCGCATTAGGTCAATGGTCAATCGTTATCAACAAAGCTGAAACAGCGTCTTACGCATTCAACGATAACAACATCATTGGTGAGATTCGCGTTAGTGCTACAGACATTACGTCTTCAATCAACCAAGTTGAAGCAAGATTCCCGTTCAAAGAAAACAGAGACCAAGCGGCCTTTGTCAATATCAAAACCCCGACAGGGTTGCTCTACCCCAATGAGCCTGTCAACAAATATTCCATCACTTACGATTTGGTCAATGATTCGGTTCAAACCGGATACCTAGCAAATCGGCTCTTAGAGCAAGCGAGGGAGGATTTAATTGTCAGCTTCAGCACTACCTACTACGGCATTCAAGTCGATGCAGGAAACGTGGTTTCCGTCACAAATACGGACTATGGTTGGAATGCCAAGCTTTTCCGCGTGATGAAAGTGAATGAGGCTTCGTTGCCTGACGGGTCGCTAGGTGCAAAATTAGAACTGTCTGAATACAACGCACAAGTTTATGATGATTTAGACATCACGGCATTCACCCCTGTACCTAACAGTGGGTTGCCATCGGTTAGCTACTTCAGTCCGTTATCCGCACCAACAGTGACGGGTTATCCAACAGCAACAATTCCAAATTTCAGCGTTACAGTTTTTATTCCAACAACGGGTCGAATTACATTTGGCAATTTATTTTTTACAACAAGCGCAACACCCTCTGCCGGTGATTGGCAATTATTGACAACCGCAACAACCGCAAACAATGAGCCGGTTACAAACAACACGTATTACACATACACAAATTTGACTCTAAACACCGGGACATATTATTTTGCGTATCAAGTTGGCAACGATGTTAGCAATTCTGTTTTAAGTCCAATCAGTGCATCATTTGTTTGGACACCGGTTGCAAGCCAAGGGCCAACAGGGCCAACAGGTTCGTCTGTAACTGGACCAACGGGTGCAACGGGTACGACAGGCCCAACAGGCACGGGGACAACAGGGCCAACCGGACAAGCGGGATTGCAAGTGGCTCGACCTGCGGTATATCAATGGGCATTGTCTACACCTAGCATTTCAGGTTCATCTACCTATGTATGGGCAACGGCTTCATACACAGCGCCTAGCGGGTGGTCAACAACTATTACTGCCGCACCAAGTGCGGGTTTTATTCTTTACACGGCTACAGCGACTGTGACAGATGTAGCAACGGCAACAAGTACGTTTTTCAGTTGGACAACGGCAAGCATTGTCGTGTCAGGATATGCCGGAACAAATGGCGCTACTGGACCAACCGGCGGTGCGGGTGTTACAGGGCCAACAGGCGGTTCAGGCGCTTCTGCTCGAATCATGTATGCCCGAATTGCAAACAATCCTGTACCAGTATCAGGCACAGTAACTGTTTCGGGTGATAACCGGCCTTCAGGCGCACAAGCAAGCGCAGTATGGGGCGCGGCTTTCAATGTTACATGGTACGCAAATGACCCTGACCCATCTAGCAACAATTCTTTGTATCAAGCAGACGGAATCTACAACGGGACAAATACCTTATGGTCAACACCCTATATTTCGGCATTAAAAGTCGGCGCTTTGTCTGCGGTTTCTACTAACACAGGAAGCTTGACAGTTAGCGGTACTTTGCAATCAAACACGGCGGCTATTAGCGGTACAACCATGACGGGTTCAGGCGGCGTACTTTACGCTACTGGAAATTTTGCGTTTGGTAACAGTACAACAAACATTGCGTTCAATGGTTCGCAAATGACGCTTAATGGTAATGTTGTTGGTACTATAAACATCAATACAAACGCAGTTACAACTATTGCTAGTGTAGTCGGTGGGCAAGGTCAAGTTTTTGGCGGCGCTTACAATTTAGACACATCCAACTTTACTGTTCCCGCCGGGACAATTCTCAATGTATTCTTTACAGCACTAAAAACAGCTTTTGGTGCGGGTGACTGTAATTGCATTTTGAATATTTACAATTCATCGTCAGTTTTGGTTGCTACGTTTGCGGGCCAACCCGGACAAGAATTAGTACAAACAATGGGGCCGGGTGGCGACAAAGTGACTGCTGTGTTTACAGGAAATTACACTGTTGTTAGTGATGGTACTTATTTCATTCGCGCAATCGTTTCAAACAATTTTGGTAATAGTTGGACTGCAAGTTATTTGAACTTAATTGTTTTAGGAAGCAAAAGATGATTCATTACGCAATTTACAACAGCGATGGGAAATATCTTGTTGCCGGCATTTCTGAAGGCGAGTTAACAGAATCTGAAATTCCAATAAATTGTTTTGTTTACTATGGTGTTGTTAACATTAGTTTGCAATATCAAGACGTTGCGACCAATTTACCAGTTGATATGCCTACAATGCCACAAGGTTTTTGGGTTTTTGACTACGCAACAAAACAATGGATTCCTGATGTGCAACAAGCCTCTATAACAGTTGATGCACAACGCATAGAAATTTTAACTGCCACGGATTGGACTCAAATTCCTAACAATCCCCTAACAACACAACAACAAACGGCTTGGGCCACTTATCGTCAAGAAATTAGAGATATGTCACAACAATCAGGGTATCCATTAAATGTTGTTTGGCCTGTTGCACCGGTCTGAATAAGACGTTAGAATATCCTAAAGACAATACACCAATGGCCCGCGAGTGCGCGGATGTTCGACCTGAGTACAGGGAACTGTCATGGCGATTTTTAATAAAAATACACTGGCACAAGTCAGTGGATTTGACAACCCGATTTTAGCCGGTGAGCTAGTTTGGGATCAAAACACTTTTTGGAATCTTACGTTCCAAACCCCTGAGGGCGTTGACATTAACCTAACAGGCGTAACTGTTAGCGCACAAATTGTTCGGCGACAACTTACAAACATTATTGATACACGCAATGGTTTAACCTTTGACATTGCGAACTATCGCATTACACCACCCGCTATTCCATTAACAATAGCTAATTTTGACGCTGTTAACGGCAGTTTTACTTTAGTTATTGACTCAGGTGCTTGGTCGCTAATGGCGACTGACCCCGAACTGAACATCAATGCAACCGACTGCGTTGGTTATTCCGGTAGAGTCAAGGTCAGTTTTCCGACAACAGGCTCAACACCCGCCGATGATTTAATCATTTTCCTCTTATTTTTGGTCCGGTCTGATGGAGTAATCGTATTATGAGCACAGTATCTGTAACAACTGGTAGCAACATTGTCCTGAAAGTTGACCGAGGCGTTCAAGGCCCAACAGGCCCTACAGGACCGGCTAACGGACCTACAGGCGCGGTTGGCCCAACCGGCGCAACCGGCCCAACAGGCGCACAGGGCCAAGGCGTTCAAATCAAAGGCACTGTAGCAACTGTTGGCAATCTGCCTTCAACTGGTAATGTTGTTGGTGATTCATACATAGTGCAAGCAGATGGCGATTTGTATGTTTGGTCAGGAACAGCTTGGAATAATGCCGGTCCTATTGTTGGCCCAACAGGTTCAACTGGTCCAACCGGTCCTACTGGTGCGGCTTCAACGATTGCCGGCCCAACAGGCGCTACAGGCTCAGTTGGCAATACTGGAGCAACCGGTCCTACAGGCGCGGCTTCGACTGTCGTAGGACCTACCGGCCCTACAGGCGCTCAAGGCATTCAGGGAAATGCCGGTAATGTCGGCCCTACAGGAAGTCAAGGCGTACAAGGAATTCAAGGAATTCAAGGCGATTTAGGCCCTACAGGACCTACAGGCGCGGCTTCTACAGTCGCCGGTCCTACAGGAAGCCAAGGCGTGGCGGGCGCTACCGGTCCTACAGGCTCTCAAGGCGCGGCCTCCACAGTCGCCGGTCCTACTGGACCTACAGGCGCACAAGGCATACAAGGTAATGTTGGCGCGACCGGACCTACAGGAACACAAGGCGAACAAGGAAATGTTGGCCCTACCGGCGCACAGGGCGTACAAGGCGAACAAGGAATTCAAGGCGTTGCCGGTCCTACAGGAAGCACAGGCGCAGTTGGCGCTACAGGCTCTACAGGCCCAACTGGCGCGGCCTCTACTGTAGCCGGTCCTACAGGCCCACAGGGTTTGCAAGGAATTCAAGGCGTACAGGGCGTACAGAGCGAAGTTGGCCCGACCGGAAGTCAAGGAATTCAAGGAAATGCCGGACCTACAGGCCCTACAGGCGCAGATTCAACAGTTCAAGGTCCTACTGGTCCAACAGGTCCGACCGGTTCTGCGTCTACTGTTGCCGGTCCAACAGGCCCGACAGGTGCGGCGGGTGTTGATGGTCAATCATCCTCATACTACCAATATGATGCAAATACTACGCAAACATCAGGTACGCCGCCCGCGGGTGATGTGTATTGGGATAACGCAACGCAAACATCTGCAACCGCACTTGTTTTTAGCCATTTGACAAGTAACAACATTGATGTTGATTTGTTCTTGGGAATCTTGAAAACAGGCGACAGCGTTATTTTGCAAGATGCAAACAATTCAACCAATTATCAAAAATGGGTTTTGTCTGCTAACCCAACGATTGTTGCTAACACATCAGTAACTTGCCCGGTTACTTTGTCTACATCTAGTGGCACGGGAACAACGGGTTTTGCAAACAATCATCCATTGATTGCTGTTTTGCAATCTCTTGGCGCGGTAGGACCTACTGGTCCAACAGGCGCAACTGGTGCTGATTCAACT